AAAGGATTGAGAGATGGTTCTATATCAGCAGATGAGTTTGCGGCGCAAACAAATGACCAAGTAACACAAGCACAAGAGTTTGTTAAGAAAAATGCATTTGTAATTGCACAAGCACAAGCATTAGGTGATACTACATATGATGCTGTATTACAACTAGCAAAAATGAGTGAAGTTGGTGGATTACTTACTGTTGCAGAACAAAAACAATTAGATGCTATTGCGGCCAAAGATAAAACACTTACTGACTTTGATAGTATGATTGAAAAGATACGTAGTAAGATTATGGTTAAATTACTTGACTCAGGTATATTTGAGAAAATGCAAAAAGTGTTTTCAGACCTTACAGCGTGGTTTAACAAAGATGAAACACAAACATCTATTCAAGGATTTGTTGATAGACTAGGAACATTGTTTGACAACCTTGGTACAATGGTTGAAGACTTTAAAAAGGACTGGGGCAAGTTAAGCATTGGTGAACTAGTAACCAAGTATCTTATTAATCCTATCAAAACATTATTTGGTGGTGACACAGGTCCGCCACCAGGACATCCAGATCATCAAGAAGGCGGCGATAAGAAAGGTGGCTCACTAATGGGAGGGTTGTTTGAAGCCTTTGGTCCTGTTATTGATAAACTTTTAGACTTAGGTAAAGCGATGTTTATTGGTGGTGTTGGGTTAGCTGTTATTCTAGGTGCATTTACAGTAGCAGTTGCGGCTATGGCCGGGCCATTACTATTAGCGGCACCTGGTGTTGTAGCAATTGGAGTAGCATTTGCTGGAGTTGGTGTTGCGGCGTTTGGTGTTGCGGCAATCATTGATGCCATTACTACAGCCGTTGACAGCATTGCAGTCAGTTTGAAAAAGTATGAAGATCTTGATGACAAAAAATTACTTGACGTTGGTAATTCCTTAAAACCACTTACAGATAATATTATGGGTCTTGCTAAAGGCGGAATTGTTGCATCGTTTATGAGCGAAGGTGTATTAGAAAAAATTTCCGCAGGTGTTAAATCGTTTGAAGGCATTGATGCAACAAGTATGAATGCTATGGGTCCTGCATTAACTAGTTTACAAAAAGGTATTTCAGCATTTACTGGTGACGGTATTATGGATAGCTTTAGTAAATTTATTGGCGGCTTATTTGGTAATGACGGTGGAATGACCAAGATGGCAGAAGACCTTGAAGCGTTTGCTGATATTGATGCCGCTGGACTTAAAAATATTGGAGATGGGTTACAAGGCATCGCGGCATATGTTGAAGCTATGGACGGTGCTAACCTTAAAGCAGTAACTAAAAATTTAAAAGAATTGATTAAACAAATTGGACAATATAACGAAGAATACAAAAATATGGATGCTGAAACCAAAGCATCGTTTACCAAAGTGTTAAATGTAAATAATGAGAGTCAAGATAAGTCCTCGCAGATGCTAGTTTCGTTAAATAGTACTAACGCACTTATGTTAGAAGAACTCAAAAAACAAACTAAAGGTGGAAAAGCTATGACAAACGCAATATCAGGAGCGGCATAATGAGCTGGAAACGTTATTTTACGCCAGTTCCAACAGGTTCTGCCCAAGACGGCAGTTATAGCCCACTTGGCGGAAGTACTAACCAAGGTATGGGGCCAGCACAAGCTAACTACTCTAGTTACTTGCCAGATGTATATGTAGGTTCTCCAAATCGTGTTGAAAGATACGGACAATACAACACTATGGACAATGATAGTGAAGTAAATGCGGCATTAGACATTTTAGCAGAATTTACAACTCAAAAAAATACTTCAAACAGAAGTCCGTTCTTAATGGATTTCAAATCTGATGCAACTAATACAGAAGTACAAACACTTAAACTATACTTACAACAGTGGTGTAAAGTACAAAACTTTGAAACAAAAATGTTTCGTATTTTACGTAATACTTTTAAGTATGGCGATGCATTTTTTATTAGAGATCCAGAAACTAAAAAATGGCATTACATTGATCCTGCAAACGTTACAAAAATTATTGTTAACGAATCAGAAGGCAAAAAACCTGAGCAGTATGTTGTTAAAAATGTAAACTTAAACTTTGTTGCCAATGTAGCAACTACTCCATTACAAACAAACGGTAACGTTACAGGTGGTGGTGATGGTTATATGACTGGTGGTTCACGTGGAATGACAGGTGCACCTAACCAAGCATTACAAGGCGGACGTTTTGCAAAAGGTGAATCAGAATTTGCAGTTGATGCAGAACATATTGTACACCTAAGTTTATCAGAAGGATTAGATAACAACTTTCCATTTGGTAACAGTTTGTTAGAAAGTATATTTAAAGTATACAAACAAAAAGAATTATTAGAAGATGCTATTATTATTTACAGAGTGCAAAGAGCACCAGAGCGTAGAGTATTTTACGTTGACGTAGGTAATATGCCATCACACTTGGCAATGCAATTTGTTGAACGTGTAAAAACAGATATACACCAAAGACGTATTCCTAGTGCAACAGGTGGAGGCAGTAATGTTATTGACTCTAGCTATAACCCATTAAGTATTAACGAAGATTACTTCTTCCCACAAACAGCGGAAGGACGTGGATCTAAAGTTGAAACACTACCAGGTGGTACAAACTTAGGAGAGATTGATGATCTTAGATATTTTACTAATAAGTTGGTACGCGGTTTGCGTATTCCTAGTTCTTATCTTCCTACAGGGCCTGACGATGGTGCTAGTGCATTCCAAGATGGGCGAGTGGGTACAGCATACATTCAAGAGTTACGTTTTAACACCTACTGTGAAAGACTACAAGGACTTTTAACAGAACAATTTAATCAAGACTTTAAACGTTACCTATTAGAAAAAGGTATTAACATTGACACAGCAATGTTTGACCTAAGAATGCAACCACCACAAAACTTTGCAAGTTACAGACAATCAGAACTTGACAATGCAAGAGTTGGAACATTCACACAAATGAGTGCAGTACCTTATGTTTCAAATAGATTTGCACTAAAACGTTTCTTAGGATTAAGTGCAGAAGAAGTTGCAGAGAACGAAAAGTTCTGGCGTGAAGAGAATGATGAAAACTTACAACCTATTCCAACAGACGCCGCAGGCGAAATGCGTGGAGCAGGTGTTAGTGCCGCAGGCATGACAGCAGACCTTGGTGGAATGGAAGACGAAGCAGTTGATCCAGATGCACCAGCACCAGAAGATGGCGGAGCAGGCGAACCACCTGAAACAGTAACAGGTGAAACTCCAGTACCAGGCGCCGAAGGATAAATATTAACATGATACTACGTGAACTATTTTATTTTGATAAAGAAACTTTGGAGCCAGTTGAAAACAACTCTTACGATCCACAGTCTGATGATTCAATTATGAAAAGAGACGACACACGTAAGACACGCTTAACACTACGTCAGATAAACAAAATGCGTAAAGCATCTGATTTGCACAAAGAGGAAAGTGTCAAGGAATTACATTTCGTAAGACAAATGTATGGACTTGCCGCGAATGCAGAACAGGCTGTTTAAAAATGTCAATAGCATTTGTTATTGGCAACGGCACGTCAAGAAAACCTATACCACTAGAACCACTTAAAGCACACGGAACATTGTATGCTTGTAACGCTGTTTACAGATCAGGGCTAAGACCCGACTATCTTGTTGCTGTAGATACTAAGATGGTTACTGAAATTAACAATTCAAAGTACCAACATCATAATAATGTGTGGACTAACCCAAACAAACTATACGAAAAATTTCATTGTTTTAATTACTTTACTGACCCGTTAGGGTGGTCAAGTGGTCCTACAGCATTATGGTTAGCGTCTTATGGTAAAGATCACCAACATAGCGAAATATACATACTAGGCTTTGACTACGAAGGAATAGACGGTAAAATTAATAATTTGTTTGCAAATACACAAAATTATAAAAGAAGTGAAGAAGTAGCAACATATCATGGCAATTGGAGTAGACAAACAGGAATAGTAATTCAAAAAAATGTTGGAAAGAGATATATACGTGTAGTAGAGAGTAAGGAAGATTACACACCAGACAATTTAAGACCCTTAGGTAACTTATCTCATATTACAGTAGCAGAATTCACTGACAAATTTGTGAATTTACAATCTTAATGTAAAATCGGCTCGTTTTGCCCGGTTTAACCACCCTTTTAATCAAAAACCATAAATACAACTGACAGCTTATCGTATCTAAACAACAGGAGGAGATAATAAAATGGCTAATCAAAATAAATTTGAAGCAATGCTTGAAAAGTTAATTGCTGAAGACAAAGCGGGAGCAGAAGAATTGTTCCACGAAATCGTAGTTGAGAAATCACGCGATATCTACGAAAACTTACTAAAAGATGACGTAGAAGAAGTTGAAGTAGACGAAGCAACTGATGAAGAAGTAGATGAAACTACTGACGAAGAAGTTGATGAGTCAAGCGACGACGAAGAAACTAACGAATCAAAAGACGAAGAAGTTGACGAAACTACTGACGAAGAAGTAGACGAAGCAACTGACGAAGAAGTAGACGAAGCTTCAGACGAAGAAGTAGACGAAAACTTTGTAGACGAAATTACACCAGAAGCAGAAGATGACATGGGTGGCGATGCCGCTGATGACATGATGGCAGATATTGCCGCAGACGGCGAAGAAGGTGATGAATCAGATGACGAAGACATTGAAGACAGAGTTACTGATTTAGAAGATACATTCGATGACCTAAAAGCTGAATTTGACGCTATGATGAGCGACAAAGACGGTGACGAAGGCGAAGGCGATGCAGAACCAGAAATGGATATGGACGCTGGAGACGACGAAGGTGACGATGAGGCAGAGGAAGCATTTGCTCCTGAAGCCGATCTTGAAGTAGCACCAGCATTTGAAGGCAAAAAAGATGCCAACACTGAAATGCGTGAGTATGTTGAAAAAGTAACAGCTAATATGGGCGACAATGGTGCAAACACCAAATCACCAGTAGCTGGCGCTAACGACATGGGTGGAACTGCTAGTAACATTGCACAAGGTGCAGATGAAAAAGGCGGGAAAGCTGACTCGGCTAAAGAAGATAACGCAGGGAACGTTAACGTACCAGGCGGAAAAGCTTCAAAGTCAATGAGTGCTAACTCAAAAGGCCACGGCGCAGAGAAAAAAGGCGCAGGCGAATCAGGAACTGATAGTAAAAGTACTATCGGATCTTAATAGTTAAGGAACTTATAGGTGTTTAATTTAACTGAGACATTGACATTCGACCAAGCGAATATGGTCGTCGAGACTACTGAAAACCAGAAAGGCGGCAAAGATCTTTATCTTAAAGGTATTTGCATCCAAGGCGGTGTTAAAAACGCAAACCAGCGAGTTTACCCTGTTACTGAGATAGGTAGAGCTGTCAAAACTCTCAACGATCAGATTACTGGAGGATATAGTGTTCTCGGAGAAGTTGATCATCCTGAAGGACTTAACATTAACTTAGACCGCGTAAGCCATATGATCACAGAGATGTGGATGGATGGACCAAACGGTTATGGCAAGTTAAAAGTATTACCAACGCCAATGGGACAACTAGTTCAAACAATGCTGGAAAGCGGAGTTAAACTAGGTGTTTCATCGCGTGGGTCAGGCAACGTAAGTGAAGACGGTGCCGGTGAAGTAAGTGACTACGAGATCATTACAGTTGATGTTGTAGCACAGCCAAGTGCTCCGGGTGCATACCCAACCCCAATATATGAGCATTTAATAAACGCCCGTGGGGGGTACAAGGCATTAGAATTAGCAAGAGAAGTACAAGGCGATGCGAAGGCACAAAAATATTTAAAAGAATCTTTGGTGAATATCATCAAGGGTCTAAGGTAATAGGAGACCATAATGTTGGAAGCACTAAAATCACTTTTTGAAAACAATGTTCTTTCTGAAGAGATTAAAGCTGACATCCAAGAAGCATGGGACAAGCAAGTTAATGAAAATAAACTTACTGTCACTGCTGAACTTCGCGAAGAGTTTGCTTCAAAGTATGAGCATGATAAGGCTCAAATGGTAGAAGCTGTTGATACATTAGTCAACGATAAACTTAGTGAAGAAATTTCCGAATTTGCTGAAGATAGAAAAGCATTAGCAGAAGCAAGAGCGAAATACGCTGTTGCAATGCGTGAAAACGCAGGTATGCTAAAGGGCTTTGTATTTGATCAGCTTAAGAAGGAAGTTGGAGAACTACATGAAGATCAAAAAGTTGTATCAGAGAAATTTGGTGCACTTGAAGAATTTGTAGTAGAAGCTTTGTCGAAAGAAATAGCAGAGTTCCATCAAGATAAGAAAGACTTAGCTGAAACGAAAGTACGTTTAGTACGTGAAGCTAAAGATCACTTAGCAAAAGTTAAAACTAACTTTGTTAAGCGAAGTGCAGAAATAGTAACTGAAACAGTAAGTAAAGGCCTTAAAAAGGAAATTACTGCACTGAAAGAAGATATTGATTCAGCACGTAAAAATGATTTTGGTCGCAAGATTTTCGAAACATTTGCGGGTGAGTATACTAACTCATACTTAAATGAAAAATCAGAAACATCTAAGCTAATGAAAGTTGTTGCGTTGAAAGACAAAACAGTTGAAGAAGCTAAAGCAGATGTTGTTGAAAAGTCGAAGATTATCGAAACTAAAGAAGCAGAAATTGCTAAATTAGTTGAAGCGACTAAGAGAAAAGAAGTAATGCACGAATTAACTGGTCCTTTGAGCAAGGATCAACGTGAGATTATGAATGACTTACTGGAAAGTGTACAAACAGATAAACTAAAGAATAGTTTTGACAAGTACATTACTGCCGTTATTGACGGGAAGACTCCGGAGAAGAAGAAGGCGAAATTGACAGAGTCAGAGGCAAAAGAGATTACAGGCAATAGAAAAACTAACGTTAGTAGTGTAAGCGTCGAATCAACAAATAATATTGTTGACATTAGACGACTTGCAGGATTGAAATAAGGAGAAAATAATGTCAGAACTACTAGAAAGTCGCTGGCAGGATACCAAAGTTGCACTTTTAGAAGGCCTTCAAGGCAATAAAAAAGCAACAATGGCAAGCACTCTTGAAAACACACGCAAGTGGTTGAATGAGACTGCTACAGCCGGAAGCACAAGCGCCGGTAATGTTGCAACTCTAAATAGAGTTATCCTACCAGTAATCAGACGTGTCATGCCAACTGTTATCGCCAACGAATTAGTCGGTGTACAGCCTATGACAGGTCCAGTGGGTCAAATCCACACATTAAGAGTACGTTACTCAGATACATCTGATGGTAACGAAGTTGGTGAAGAAGCACTATCACCATTTAAGATCGCGGCGGCTTACTCAGGTAACGCTACTGATGCAACACCAAAAGGATCTGCAACAGCGGCTCTTGAAGGTGCGGCAGGCAAGAGATTGTCAATTCAGATCTTAAAGCAAACAGTCGAAGCAAAAACCAGAAAGCTATCAGCTAGATGGACTTTTGAAGCGGCTCAAGATGCTCAAGCACAGCAAGGCATTGACATCGAAGCAGAAATCATGGCGGCACTAGCCCAAGAGATTACTGCTGAGATCGACCAAGAAGTATTAGCTTCTTTACGTGCATTAGCTGGATCAACTAACAACCAAAACTACGATCAGACTGCTGTTAGCGGTACTGCAACATTCGTTGGTGACGAACATGCGGCTTTAGCTGTAATGATCAACCGTGTTGCTAACGTTATTGCTCAGCGTACACGTCGTGGTGCTGGTAACTACGCAGTGGTATCTCCACAAGCGTTAACTGTACTTCAGAGTGCAACTACTTCAGCGTTCGCAAGAACAACTGAAGGTTCATTCGAAGCACCAACAAACACTAAAATGGTTGGAACATTAAATTCAGCTATGAAAGTTTATGTTGATAGTTACGCGGCAGATGACACAGCGGTACTAGTTGGTTACAAAGGCGCATCTGAATCAGACGCACCAGCGTTCTACTGCCCATACATTCCATTAATGAGCAGTGGCGTAGTGTTAGATCCAGATAGCTTTGAGCCAGTAGTTAGCTTTATGACTAGATACGGATATGTTGAGTTGTCAAACACAGCATCGTCTCTAGGTAATGCGGCAGACTACTTAGGTACAGTTAGCTTTACATCTACACCTACTTTCTCTTAAGACATAGTCTTAACGGAATAAGATTAAAGGGCGGCATTTATTTGTCGCCCTTTTTTTATG